GGGGATGCACGCACTGCGTCATTTCGCGGCGACTGCGATGCTCGAATCTGGCGCCACTGTGCGCACGGTCGCTGACGTACTAGGCCATGCCGACGTCACGGTGACCCTAAACGTGTATGCCTCTAGCGCCGACGAGGCACAACGTCGTGCCGTAGCGGGTCTGGCTGCGGGCCTTGGCTTGTGATGCGTCCGTACCCCCACACGTACCCCCACGGGGGCTGCACTACGACGGACTCGCGTGGACCAACCGGGACAAGTGACCAGCGCTGACCTGCGCTGACGTACTGCGGTGGACGACCCTGGACCTGCCGCCATTCACTGGGGGTCAAGGGGTCGCAGGTTCAAATCCTGTCAGCCCGACGGGTAAAGCAGCAGGTCAGCGTCCTGTTCGACGGTCCGCGAGGTCCGCGACGGGCGCGTCAGTCCGCAGAAAGTCCGCACGAGCGCGAGCGGACGCTGCGTCCATCCGGTCCGCGAGGCCGTCGAGGTCGTCGTCGAAGAGTCCCGAATACACGTCGATCGTCATGGCCGCGGAGGCGTGGCCGAGCATCCGTTGCACCGCCTTCACGTTCGCGCCGGCACTCACTGCGAGGCTGGCGGCTGTGTGTCGCAGCTCGTGAGGCGTGAGGCCGTCGAGGCCCGCGGCGCGACACGCGGGGTCAAACGCGCGCCGCCGGAAGTTGCGGAGCAGCAGCACGCCACCTTCAGGTGCTGCGAACACGAAGTCGTCGGCGCCTTTGCCTGCCATCACTGCGGCGAGGTCGTCGGCAAGGCTGCGAGGGATTGGCACCGAGCGGGGGAGGTTGCTCTTCGGTGTGCCGAACACCGCTCGGCCGTTGACCTCGGTAACCGACTCCTCGACGTCCATGCGCCGACGTAACAGGTCGACCCGTCCGACGCGAAGTGCCGCCAGCTCTCCGAACCGAAGGCCGCACAGCGCGAGCACACGGACCACCAGCCCGTACTCCGGTCGCTGCTCAGCCGCGGCGTCGGCCAGCGCGGCTACCTGCTCGTAGTCGAGGAAGCGTTTGCCCGGTGTGCGGACGCGGGGGAGCGGTGCTCCGTCTGCGGGGTTCCGCGACATCCGCCCGTCGCGTACGGCGAGAGCCAGCACCAGGGACAGCACGCGGTGAGTCTGCCGAACGGTCGCCGGCGCCAGCCCCTTAGCCGCGAGAGAGGCCGTCCAAGTGCTGACGTCGGCGTGAGTGACCGCGGACAGTGGCACGTCGCTCCACGTCGGCAGTACGTGGCAACGAAGCAACGACTCATACGTGGCGCGGGTCGAGGGCTTCACCTGGACACCGCCGAGCCAACGTGTCGACCACTCGCCCACGGTCACTCTGGACAGCGCCGGGTCCACGTAACGGCCCGTCAGCACCGCGCTGGCGATTCCGTCGAGGAACCGCTGCGCGTCCACCTTGCGCTCGAAATGACGGGCGTGTTCCTTGCCGGCCGGGTCGCGGTAGCGGGCGCGCCACCGACCGTCAGGGCTTCTGGATGCTCGCCATCAGTCGGTGTCCCCTCGCAGGTCTTCACGAGCCCACGGCTCGCCGCCAACCAGTTCGTTGATGTATTCGTCGTCGCCGGTGAGTTCCCTCATGCGGTGTACGAATTGGGGAGGTCGCTGATCCTCCGGCCAGAAGTGCTGCACCCAGAAGTGCATGAATGCCTCTACTTTGGCGCGGAGGTCCTCATGGGACTGCACGAATAGCGTGAGGCGCCCCCATGCCTCATTGGCTTGCTCTTGGGCCTCCCAAGCAAGCTGGCTGGCCTCCCACGCTTGCATCTGTGCGGTGTTCCATGCCACCGCCAGGTCGGCCAACTCCTCCGTTGCCACGGCCTCTGGCGGTAGGAGAAGGTGCTCGATCGAAACTCCGAAGACCTGCGCGAAGGCCACCAACTCGTCCACGGTGATGCGACGCGGCGGGTCCCCCTTCTCGATCTTGTAGATGGCCGATGCCTGAATCGGGCACCCGGCGCTCGTCAGGCGCGAGGCCAGCCCGTCGTAGCTCATCCCGCGCGTCTCACGTTCGTGTGCGATGCGCCGAGCGAGCGACTGCTCACTGGCCATGCTGCGCGGCTTGTTCGGCCTCGGCATAACGCCTCCGTTCCTATGCGGAAGCAAAGATAGCCACTTGGGTTTGCAAACGCAACCGCCGCGGTCCACGCTCGTCCTAAGAGAGCCAACGGCTCGACGGGAAGGAACGAACGATGGAGTACCTCACAACAGAGGAGGTGGCGGTCCTTCTACGGACGAGCCCCGAGACGTGCCGTTACTGGCGGCACATCGGCAAGGGACCGCGCTCGTTCAAGGTCGGTCGCCGGGTGCTCTACGCCCGCGCTGACGTCGAGCAGTTCATCCGCGAGGCGCAGGCCGAGCAGCCACAACCAGCCGCATGAACGCGCGAAACGGCCCGGCCGCCGTGAGGGGCGACCCGGGCCAACATCGAAAACGCGGGCAGCGGCATCGACGTGTCCACGATAGCGGCGATCGTGGCCGAGCCGCTGACGGTCTGCCCCGATTGCGCAAAGCCCAACGCGGACGGTCGTGTCTGTCGCCCGTGTCGCCGGCTGCGTGGCGACCTGGTACTTATGCGACGAGTCGCTCGGGGTGAGAGCCGATGAGCGCCAAGCGCGTTCGAGCGGCTGCTAGACGCCTTGCACGAGCACGGCGCGCGAGTAGTCGGCACTGGTGACCGGGTACGCGCACAATGCCCCGCGCATGAGTCCCGCGGCCTGTCTCTGATTGTCTCCCGCCGCGACGACGGGGCAGGAGTGCACTGTTTCACCGGCTGCGACACCGCCGACGTGGCCGGCGCGCTGGGGCTGGAGCTGCGCGACCTGTTCGACCGGCAGGCCACCAGCGGCTATCTGCCGCCACGGCGGCGACCACGCCCGCCGCTGAATCCGCTCGGTGACCCTGAGCACTGGTGCGACCGGGCGCTACAGCAGCAGCGGCTCGAGTCGGACGCCGACTAACAGGCGCGCCGCACGGCTGCCATCGCTGCCGCTGCGCCTCGCTCCGGTGACCATCCGGGCGACCCGTTGCGAGACAGGAGCCGACAGTGAGCGACGACCTGTTTGGCGACGCCTACGCGGCGGCCGCGCACGCCGTAGCGCGTGCACATTACTTGGCCGAGCATCCCGACCAAGTACGTGACACCGAACCGCTGACGGACGCTAACGCCCCGGTGGTGGAGCAGCAGCTCGAACAGGCCGCAGCGTTCGCCCGCGAGGTCGAGCGCCACGCTTACGACTTGCGGGTCCGCGACGCCGCGCGGCGCAAGGTAGTCGCGGAGCAGACCGGGGAGACTGAGCGGCCACTCGCCGTCGGACTGCGTGCCTTCCTGGCCGTCGCTGACCCGCCCGTCGCCTATCGAGTGGACCGGCTGTGGCCCGTCGGTGGGCGCGTTGTCACGGTGGCGCAGTGGAAGGCCGGCAAAATCACGGCCGTCGGCAACCTTCTGCGCTCCCTGGCTGACGGTGACCCGTTTCTCGGCGAGTTCGCCACCGTGCGCGCCGCTCGCGTGGTGCTGCTCATTAACGAGCTGGACCAGCGGACCCTGCGCCGGTGGCTGCGAGACCAAGGCATCCGCAACGTCGACGCCGTCCGCGTGGTGCCGCTGCGTGGCCGAACCGCCACCTTCAACCTGCTCGACCCCGACGTGCGGCGACAGTAGGCCGAGGACCTGGCCGGCGCCGAGGTGGTCATCTTCGACTGCCTGCGCCCGGTGCTCGACGCCCTCGGCCTGGACGAGTCCCGAGAGGCCGGCCGGTTTCTCGTGGCGTTCGACGCGCTGCTGCGAGACGTCGGCACCGACGACGTGGCCGCGGACGGGATGGTCGTGCACCACATGGGCCACGCCGGGGAGCGCAGCCGCGGAGAATCCCGCATCCTCGACTGGCCCGACGCGAGCTGGAAGCTGGTCCGTGAGGACCCCGACGACCCGGCGTCGCCTCGCTACCTGTCCGCGTTCGGCCGCGACTTCGACGTGCCCGAGGGGCGACTCACCTACGACGAGCGGACCCGGCACCTGACCTATGCCGGCGGCAATCGGCGCGAGAGTGCCGCCGACGCCCTGGTGCCCACGGTGCTCGCCGCTCTCGGTCCGCACCCCGACGGGCTGTCTGGTCGCAAGGTGGAGGGACTGCTGACCGCTGCAGGCCACGGACGCAACGAGGCCCGGCAAGCACTCGCCAAGGCCGTCAAGTCCGGCGCGGTCACTGTCCGATCGGGGCCAAGCAACTCCACCCTTCACACCCTCAGTGCGCCAGTGCGCACAGTGCGCCAGCAGATACCGGCGTGCCGCTGAGTGAGTGCGCCAGTGCGCCTATAGGGGCGCACGGCGCACACACGGCACAGACCGAGCACGCCAGTGCGCCACCCGGCGCACCCAACCTCGGCCGTTGCGAGGACTGCGACGAGCCGCTGCGCCGGCGCCCCGGCTCGACCTGCGCCTGTCCCGCTGAGCACGAGCCGTTGGCGGTCCTGGCATGACCGCCCGGCCGTCGACCTGCCTGGACTGGTCCGGGTCCGAGCACTGGTCGCCACGTCGCCGGCGTGCCGCTGGTGCGGGGCGCCGACGAACCTGCTCGACGGGGCCGGGCGCCCGTCACACAAATGGTGCGTCGAGCGGGCCATCGACTCCCGTCGCCACCTGACCGCTGTACCGACCGACTGGGGAGGAACCGCCGCATGACCACCCCCGCCATCGCAGCCGCGGTCGAGGGCGTCGCCCGAGCACTGCACGACCTGGCGCTCGCAATCGCTGCCGCCGACCCTCAGCCGACTGCTGCACCGCGTGCGACTGAGCGCACGACACCGGCCGCCGTCGCGAGAAGCAACGGGCGCACCTGTCAGTGCGGCGGCGCCGTGACCTACCGCGAGTGGACCTCCCGGTCAGGCAAGGACTGCCGGGCGTGGAAGTGCGAGCAGTCCCGCGCCGGCGAGGACCACTACATCGAGTGGGCGTCGTAGGTGACTGGGCAACTGGTCGGCGTGGACGGCCCCGCAGTGGTTATGCCTGGCCGTATCGCCGCGATCTTGGAGCGGCACGCCGACCTGAGTGCGCTGCGGGTGCGCACGCGCGGTGTTGATCCTGAAGCGACGGCTGTCCTGGAGGCCATCCGTTATGCCGCGATGAGCTGGCGCATTTCCGCTACAGGAAATGCTGGTAACACCACTGAGGAACTGCCCTCACGATCGAAGTGGCTGAGTACCACAGCCGCTGCAGATCTTCTGGGGATGACCCGGCGGGGTGTCGGTGCCGCGATAGCCCGCCGGAATCTTCCGGCAACGTTGTTCGGCCGCGTCTGGCGGATCAGCCGTGAAGACCTTGAGCACTATCGGGCCGCGCGAGCGGCGTAAGGGGAGCAGCATGACCGACAACCTGCGTCGCGAGCGTGAGGCTGCGACCCGACTCCAGGAGCGGTACCGAGAAGATCTGCAGCGCCTGCGCGAGGACAAGGATCTGTCGGTCGACGGCCGGCAGCGTCGCATCGCGCAACTGCAGGCCACCACCAAGGCGAAGCTCGCGAAGCACCAGCGTGCGGACTGTGAGCTGCTGGCGAATCGCTACAAGGATCTGGAAGACAAGCTGTACGTCGCCCACAAGCCATTCTCTCAAGATGCAGCGACCTTCGCTATCAGCGTTCGTGATGCTTCTGATCGCGCCGCCCAGCTACGCACCGCTGACGATGCGCAGCAGTTGTTTTCTCGCGCGCTAGCCAGCGGCGACGACGTCCTAGCCCGAGCGGTCGTTCAGCATTCGATGGGCCAGTCGTACGCCGCCGCAACGCCAGCCTCGGCCGCGAAGTGGGAGTCGGTACTCACCTCCTTCCTCGAAGCCAACTCGTACCTGCAGCCGGTCGTCGAGAAACTCGGAGAGATTGAGGGCCTGACCAACAAGAGCGAGATCTTCTCGCCGTTCGTCTGCCTACTCCGCGCGATGTCTCGGCGAGCGTGCTCAACGCCTCTCATGCAGGAGCCGAGGAGAGCGTCAGTGCCTGAGGTCACCGGTCGCACCAGCGATACCAGCAGCTCGCAGTCCTACGGGTTCAGCGGCTGGTCGCCCGAAGCCGAAGCCGAAGCCGACTCCTACACGGTGGCCGCCGTCAACGCTGGCTTAGGTCAACCTGCGCGCGGCGAGCAGCGCCACCGCAAGGAGCCGGCGACATGACGCAGGCACCGACGCGCTCGTTCGGGAGGTCGACGTGGCAAAGCGGCCATGTGCTGAACCGGGGTGTCCCACACTCATCGACAAGGGCACTCGAGGTGGTCGATGCGGCACACACCGACGAGAACACGACCGCGCACGAGGCACCAGGCAACAGCGCGGGTATGACGCCACATACGACGCCGCCCGTAGACGGTGGGCACCGCTGGTCGTTACCGGGACCGTCAAGTGCTGGCGCTGCCGTGACCCCATCCTCGCCGGCAATTCGTGGCATCTCGGGCACGACGACCACGACCGACGCATCACTCGCGGACCAGAACACGCCGACTGCAACCTCATCGCGGCCGGTAGGCGACGTGGGGCGTGACCCCTCGAAGCGCGCACGCTCCGGACCGCTCACTAGGTGGCTCGCAGTCCGGACCCCTGAGTCCCATCCGATCCGGTGGCTGCTGTGACCGGTCCTGTTGGCATTGCAGAGGGTGGTCAGAGGCTGTGGGACGGCATCTTGGGCGACTATTCAGCGTTGGACGCTGGCCAGTTGGCGACGCTTGAGCAGGCCTGTCGGCAGCGTGATCGTGCTGATGCACTCGCCGAGAAGGCCGCCGAGGGCGACGCTGGTGCGTTGCGCCAGGAGCGAGATTCGGGCTTGGCGATGACCCGCCTGCTGGCCGCGTTGAGGCTGCCCGATCAGGCCGGGAAGCGGCCTCTAGCTCGGCAGTTGCGGGGCGTGCAGAAGCCGTCAGCGGTGTCGTCGCTGCAGCGTGCTCGCGACGCGCAGTCGAGCTGATGGGGAGGCAGCCGCTGGGTGACTGGCATGTGTGCTCGCTCGGATACGAAGTGTTGGACTGGATCCACGCCTATCAGTGCCACCGTCCGGGCGATGTGCAAGGTGACGCACTCGACTACGACCAGGAGATCCGCGACTTCGTGATCGAGGTGTATCGCCTTGACCCGCAGACTGGCCGCCGGGTCTACGACGAGGGCGTGTTGTCTCGCGCGAAGGGTCGCGCCAAGTCGGAGACAGCCGGCCATATCGGGGTTGCGGAGGCGTTTGGCCCGGTCCGCTTCGACGGTTGGACCGCGAAGGGACAGCCTGTTGGCCGTCTGGTGCGCTCCCCGCTGCTAAAGTGCCTCGCCACCGAGGAGTCGCAGGCTGGCAACACGTTCGAGAACATCGCCTTCATCGCCGGCGAGTGGGGTCCGGATGTGCATCCGGACGTTTACGGCGGTGTGTCGGGCATCCGCAAGTACCAGTCCGCCACGGCGCTGTATCTCCCTCATGGCGGCGAGATCCGTGCGTGTACGGCGCGATCGGCATCGAAGGACGGCGGCAAGGAAACCTGGGTGTGCGCGGGTGAGTCGCACCTGTACGTGCTGCCGGAGCTGAAGCGCATGTACGGCACAGTCCGGCGCAACCTCGGCAAGCGAAAGATGGCTGAGCCGTGGCTGCTGCAGACCTCGACGGCGTACCAACCCGGTGAGCAGTCAATCTTTGAGGAGACGCTGAGCGCGTGGCGGAAGGGCGACCTGTCGTCGTCGGTGCTGATCGACCATCGCGAGGCTCGCGGCCGCATCGACTTGGGTGATGCGCCGCACACGATGGCTCAACTGCGACGGGCATACGGCGCTGCGTCGGAGTGGATGGACTTACCGCGGATCTACCGCGAGATGCGCGACCCGCGGTCATGTCCTGACGATGAGAGGGCGGCCCGCTACTTCCTGAATCGATCGATGTCCGGCAAGGATGTTTGGATTGCGAAGGACATCGTGGACCGCCAGGCGCGGATCGAGACGGTCGATGCTGGGGAATCGGTGGCGCTCGGTTTCGACGGCTCACTGCGCGACGACGCCACGGTGTTGATCGGCTCACGGATGTCTGACGGCTTCCTGGTCCCGGTCGGAATATGGGGCAAGCCATCCGGCCCAGAGGGCAACTGGTGGGAAGTGCCGCGCCCGGACGTGCTGGCCGCTATCCGTGAGGCGTTCGCCCGCTACGACGTGTCCCGGCTGTACGCAGATCCGCACGAGTGGCGCAGCGACATCACCGCACTCGAAGAAGCGTTCGGTGATGAGCGCGTCGTGGCTTGGGAAACCAGTCGCTGGACGGCCATGCACCATGCCCTTGACCGCTTGCGTCCCGACCTTGTCACCCAACAGGTGTTCCATTCGGGCGACCCGGTGTTCGTGGAGCACTTTGGCAACGCTTACGTCGAACGGCGCGGTCATCTGCGTCTAGTACGTAAGGAACACAAGCAGTCCAACCGGAGGATTGACTCGGTGGTTGGGGCGGTCCTTGCCTATGAGGCGATGGCGATGGCGCTGGCTGACGGCTGGGGGCAGCCGCGAAGCAAGTTCACCCGCGTCCGAGGGCGTGTGGCTGCTTACTGACGCAGTTCCAACTGCGAGGTCCCGTCGGACGGGACACTCGCCGAAGTCACGGGATCAGGAGGGGTGGCCACACCGCGCAGTCGGCTCTGAGCACCAAGTCGACGGCGGAGCGCCTGCACCGCTGTACAACCATCTGGCGCGGTACTCCGGTGACCAGCGTGGTGACCGTGAACTCAAGTTGTTTGCCCGTCGGCCACATGCCCTCGGCTTCGAGGTCGATCAGCGTGGCGTCGTGCCACAGCACGCGGTAACCCCGCGTCGGGAGCATCGGCTCAGGGTCGATCAGCGCGTCGTTCGCCGTGCAGTGCGGTAAGCGCGGCGATGCCCTGTGCTGGCTCGTCAGCCTGTGGGCACTGACCTGCTGTCGCGCATGTTGACGGTCTTGCCGCAGCGCACACACTCCTTGTAGGCCCTGCCCTTGCTACTGCGGACGAGACTCCATTCATGTCGGCCCAGGCGACACAGGATGTCATCTATAGCCATGTCCCAGGGTTCTGCTATGAGGTCGGCTCGTCAAGGTGCCTTGGGAGAGACAACGGCCCGGTGCGCACCCGGTGCTCTCCCGATGCACCAACCCCCGAGACCGTAGTCCGGGGCCGGCCGGTGCCAGAGTGGCTCACCGAGTGCGCCAGCTACGCCACGGCGAGCAGCGGCCACACCGCCCCGTCGTCTCGCAGCACGAGCCGCCGCTTCGAGGAATCACCACGCGAGCGAACTATGGCCGGCCTCGACGACGTTCTTTGCGTCGGCAGCCTAGCCGGGTAGTCCAATGATGACTGGGCCGATGGCAGACGGCGCGAGCTGCCCTTACACAAGCCCACGTTTAGGACTCCGTTTAGGACATTGAACGGGCCGATGGCCTGCTCAGGCTGCTCAGGAGTCGCGATTTGGGTTACCGTTACCGAGCCGCTCGGTTGCCGGCTCCATGCGGAGCCGGCCCAACAAGACAAATGAGAAGACATGACGCGCAGCCGGGTCTCTGGCCCCCTCCTCGCAGCGGTCACCTTGTTGATCAGCTTCATGACGTGGGTCGGCACGCCGTCCCCTGCTGCGGTGGCCGCCTCGGGAGACATCGGTTACCAAGGCCCGGCCTACAACGGCTCCGGGGGTGCACCGACGGCGGACAAGCCCCAGTCGAAGCTGTGGTTCAACGACGGCCACTGGTGGGCCGACATGTTCGACGTGGTGAGCAAGTCGTTCCACATCTTCCGGCTCGACCGCCCCAGCCAAACCTGGGTGAATACCGGCACTCAGCTGGACTCTCGCCCCAGCACGCGGGCGGACGTCCTGTGGTCTGGGGAGAAGCTCTATGTGGCCTCCGCCGTCAAGGCGTCGTCCTCGGCGTCCAACGTCAGCGCGAAGCCGGCTCGTCTCTTCCGCTACTCCTACAACCAAGCGAGCAGGTCCTACTCGCTCGACGCCGGGTTCCCCGTGGCCATCAACGATGTCTCGAGTGAGTCTCTAACACTCGATCGAGACTCGCGCGGGGTCCTGTGGGCAACCTGGACGCAAAACCAACAGGTTTACATCAACTCGACGAGCGGCTCTGACACACAGTGGGGAACTCCCTCCGTGCTTCCCGTCGCTGGGGCCACCGGTCTTGACCCCGACGACATCTCCGCCGTGACGGCATTCGGCAGGACACGCGTCGGTGTCTTCTGGAGCAACCAGAGCTCGTCGACCTTCTATTTCGCCACCCACCGCGACGGCGACCCTCGCGGTACCTGGACTGGGCAGGTAGCGGCGTCTGGCCCGAGGATTGCCGACGACCACATCAGCGTCAAGCAGCTTGAGGGGGATGACCTGGGACACCTGTATGCGGCGGTCAAGACGAGCTACGGCGAAGCGGCGACCGACCCCCCGTCATCTCCCTCAGTCGAACTAATGGCGCTCAACCCGAATAGCGGGAAGTGGGACACGTACGTCTACGGGACGGTGGCCGACTGTCACACCCGTCCTATGCTCATGATCGACTCCGCAAACAGACAGCTGCACATGTTCGCGACCGCACCAACCTCTGGTTGCGCGTACTCGGGCGCCGCAGGAGCGATATTCCACAAGTCATCCCCGATGAGCAACATCGCCTTCGCGCCCGGCCGGGGCACAGCGGTGATGCAGGACGGCAGCTCACAGGGACTCAACAACGTCACGGGAACCAAGCAGAACCTAAATGCAAACACAGGACTCGTCCTCCTCGCGAGCAACGACTCGACCGCCCGTTATTGGCACACGGACATGCCTTTGGGCCAGTTACCCCCGCCGCCGCCGGCTGCGCCGTCTGCTGGGTTCACGGTGTCGGCGACCTCGGGCACCGCACCGGTCGAGGTCTCTTTCACCGACACCTCGGCCGGAACCCCGACCAGCTGGCAGTGGGACTTCGGAGACGGCTCCACGTCGGTGGAGGCCAACCCCAGTCACACGTTCACGTCGGCCGGGACCTACACCGTGTCGCTCAAGGTGACCAACTCCGGAGGGTCGGACACGGCTAGCAAGACGGTCACCGTCGACGCCCCCCCGCCGCCGACGACGGTGGAGTACGGGTCCTCGTCGTCGACGGCGCAGGCGACTGCAACGACGAGCGTCACGTTGACCAAGCCATCTGGCACAACCGCTGGGGACTTCCTTGTCGCGTCCTTCACCACGGCAGCCAAGCCCACGATCGCAAGAGCCCCAGCGGGGTGGGTCCCGTTGCTCACGAAACCACTGCGGCCCGGGAACGCCGCCAGCGTCTTCGCCTACTACCACGTGGTCGAGGCCGGCGATGAGGCATGGAACGGCTGGACATGGACTTTATCTGCAGCCCAGAAGTGGGGCGGCGGCATCTCTCGGTACACAGGCGTTGACCCGACCACACCACTCGCCGCATCGGTCACCTCCGCAGTGGACCACACCTACACCGCGACGAAGATCACCGTGCCCGGGGTTACCACCGACACGAACGGTGCGATGGTAATTGGGGGATTGGGAGCCGATGGCGCCACCCCGACCGTCGCTCCACCAACGGGCTACACCGAAGCCTGGGAGAGCACGGGAGGCAAGGTCGCCGAACAGGCTTACTCGGCACAGGGCACCGCCGGAACAACGGGACCTCGCACTTGGACCATCAGCGAGGGACGCGCGCTGGGCGCCTGGATGACCGCACTCCGCCCGGCTACCAATCAGTGACTTCGAATAGCTCGACTCCACGTCTCATGCAGTCAGACCAAGCCGCAGACCTTGTCTCGCGACCGCGGATGCACAAGCGATGAACGCTCGACCTCCTGGTCTTTGCGTTTCGCAACGAACGAACGCTAGCTGGGCGACATCGATTGAGACCTGGTCGCGTCCGTCGCTCAGGGCCGACGATGGGAACGCGCTTTTGGCGCGACGGGTGGCCATTTGCTCAACCACCTGGGTCAAGAACATGGGGCACGGCCGTCTCCCTACGGCTGCCGCGAAGTGCGTCCTCATCGCTCACTCTGGAACCGCCCAGGGACCCGTGCGCTCCCGATGCACCCGCCCCCGCGACCGTGGTCCGGGCCGGCTGGTGCAAGGGTGGCTCTCCGAGTGCGCTAGTTGGGTCATGGCTAGCGGTGGCCACACCGCCCCGTCGTCCCTGAGCACGAGGTCGACACGTCCGCTCGCCTGCACCGCTGCACCACAACCTGCCGGGGTGAACCGATGACCAGCGTGGTGATGGTCAACTCAAGCTGCGTACACGTCGGAGGCCACATGCCTTCGGCCTTCGAGGTCGATCAGCGTCGCGTCGTGGCCCAGGACGCGCTAGCCGCGAGTGGGAAGCGTTGGTTCAGGGTCGGTCAGCACGTCGGTGCCTACCCCAGAGTGGACTCCGGCGTGTGTGGGTCGCCGTCGAGGTTCCGTCCTCCTGCCTCGCGCACGGCTTGACCCGGCCGCGCCCACCACACACGCACAGCCCCGGAGGGGTCACTCCGGGGCTGTGTCTGTAGCAGGAGATCGCGCCAAACGGCGATTACCGCAAGCAGGAACAGAACACACAAGTACATCCAGTAGGGAACACGCACCGAAGACTCGGTCATCGGCCACCAGAGGGGAACTCCAGGCCCCGTCGCTACGTCCCGAACAAGGTGCAACGCGCATCCCAACGCGACGCCCAGTAGCACCGCTCGGAAACGGCGCACCGCCAACGCAGTGACAAGCCCCAGCACAACTATTAGCAACGAGTGCGTGTAGGGGCGTCCCCCGTGTGCGATGCCAAGGGTGCCCGTGTACAGGGGTAGATGGTCAAGATCAATGGCAACCGAGGCAATCAGTGCGCTCCAGGCGAATGTCGACCGTCTGGGCGGTAGGAACTTGGCCGACAAGGCAAGCAGCCCCAACGCCACCGTCGCCAAGTGAGCAGGCTCATCCACCAGTCCAGTGGTCAAGACATTGACTGCCAGCGTTGGGCGAGCAATGTCCAAGGCCAGCACAGTGCCGAAGAGAGCGCCGACCAATAGACTCATTCGAAGTGGACCGAGACGTCCCGCCCGCACCCTCATACCCTAGTCGACACTCCCGGCGACCGCACTCGATAGCACAGGGCTGGACAAGGACGTGCCGGGCCAGCCGTTGCCCGATCCGCGCCGCCCTCATGGCAGCAGCGAAAGCAAGCTCGTGCGGTGGGCGACGGATTGGGCCGCTGGGCATGGCTGGACGCAATCTTGTCGCGTCGATGGATGACGGCCCGCTGCGACGAGTAGCCGCGCGAGCACATACCGAACATGACTCAGTCGGACTATTGCTGACCTGGCGACTAATAGCCCGACGTGACCATGGCAGTGGTTCATAAACCTCGCTACTGTGACGCGGCGGTATCAGCAAGTCTACACACGACGCCGCCCCTCAGTGAAGCGAGCATGGCAGTCATCGCGTTAACGGCTGCAACTAGGGGGCCTAGCGTTGGGTGAAAACGTCCGATGCGCTGGCCGATTACACGACGCGCAGCGGTCGAATAGCCGACCAAATGCACGAAACGGACCCATTCCGTTACAGCATGTAGTCAAGCAGATCTATTGCTGTCACAAACCGCAGAAATGGGTAGGTCTGTGTTCTACTGTGATATCGGGTTTGATTTGAGTCGGCGGGCGCTTTTGCGGCAATATCCGCCCCTGATTGGGTTTTACGTCATCAACAAAACAGCGCAGAGTGAGACCTTGGAGGTACATACGTGATTGAGACAACGACCAAGCCCTGGGGCCGGGAGGAGTTGTGGGCTCGAGCTCTCGGCCAATACGTCGGCAAGTTCCTCTATGTTGATGGTGGCCACCGGCTCTCGCTCCAGTATCACCGTGTGAAGGACGAGAGCATGACCCTAGTTTCCGGCAGCGCGACACTGCTGCTCGGCGACAGTATCGAGAACCTGGCTCCTGTCAGACTTCGCCGTGGCGAGAGCGTGCGCATCATGCCTGAGCAGCTCCACCGACTTGTGGCCCACACGAATTCCGTCATCTGTGAAGTGTCAACCGATCACCTGGATGACGTTGTGCGGCTGGAGGACGACTACCATCGAGCGCCGCCATGCTTGGCGCCAGCCGACAGCGCGTGAGTCAGCTCGCCAGCAGTGTTGGCTTCCGCGCGCCCGAGGCCAACTTGGCCGCCGGGCCGGTATGGGAGCGCGAGGCAGTCGAGGAGTGGGCGAAGGCTGGCGGCCGATCAGTCCGCAGTTAGTGCGCAGTTAGTCCGCAGAAGGTCCGCAGACGCTCACCAGTTGCCAACGCCAGTCAACGGAAAGACCGCAGGTCACACGGCACATCGGCCGAATAACGGCAGGTCAGAACCAGGCCCGGAACTGACTGGCGTCAAGGGGTCGCAGGTTCAAATCCTGTCAGCCCGACAAGGCAACACTGCAGGTCACCGGCCGCTTGCCCGCATCTGGGGCGGGCGGTTTCTTGCCGTCACCGGCAGGTTGACAACCGGTTCGACCACCACAGTCAGAAGGTTTGTCCTCCAACTCCTACGTACGTGATAGCAGCGCGGACTCTGGAGGACACATGACGCCACGCAGAACCAAAAGCGATCCGATGGTCGCTACGTGGCGACCCTGCCCTCCGCAGATCCGACCACCGGGGCACCCCAGCTGGAGAGCTTGCTGAGAGGGCTGGCCGGTAGCACCCTCTGGACTCGGCAAGCTGATCCGTATAGAACCGCCCAAACACGACGATTCGGGACCGGAGGCGAACTGACCCCTAACTCTGATCGCTCTAAGCCGTACTCACAACCTGGAAGGAACTCATCATGACCGCCAAAGATGCCGCTGACCGCACGCAGCAGGAGCTTGACTCCGTTACTCGCCGGGTCGCCGAACTCGAGGGTGACGTCCAACAGCAGAGCGAGATGCTCGCTGACTCTCAGAAGCAGCTCGAACAGGCCACTGCCCGGCGTGACTATCTTGCCGGGCATCCCGACCTGGCCGATGGCGAGACGTCAGTGGTTGAGGCTCTCACTTACGCTGCCACCACTGACGAGTCTGGCAATCCCGAGAAGTAGTGCTGCGGGCGGCGCTGCTGGACGCCCAGCTAAATGCCTTGGTAGCTCTGCCCATCGGCCACATATCGGCTTCGAGGTCGATCAGCGTGGCGTCGTGGCGCAGCACCCGGTAGCCACGCGTCGGCAGCATCGGCTCAGGGTCGATCAGCACGCCGTGACCGGCCCGTCTTCGGCGGCTCATATGTCGCCGCCGCGGCCACTTTCATCACCTCCCGAGCAACTGAGCTATGGCAGCGGATTCGCCGACGGTGGTACGCGGTGCGCCCTACTTGGCTCCGCGCAGCGTGTCCACCGACAGACCGGCCTGCTCGGCGACGTTAGCTTGAGTGCGGCCAGCCTCGACCCGTGCCGCTCGGATGGCAGCAGCGAACTCAAGCTCATGCGGTGGGCGACGGATCGGACCGGACGGCATGGCGCCGGACGCTACGTCATCACTGTGCTAGCGCCCCGTGTGCCTCAACTTGTCTGGACTGCGACGCTGACACACTGATAGGGAACCGGCGCCGCCGGCCGCACCTTCGCCCGTGAACCGTCATCATCCGATGTGCGGCCAATCCACCACCGGACCAGAGAGGTATTTCGCATGAGCAGAAACAAGTCAGGACGAGCCCCGGACAGGTCGTCTCGGGCTAGCCGATTCACCACCGAAACGAAGGAAGCGACGAAGACCACGGAGCTGATCGCCTTCGTCTTGGCGGTCGTTGGTGTCGCCGTCACCGCGTTCACCGTGGACGAGGACCCTGACTTCGGTGCCGAGCGGGCATGGCTCTACATCACCATACTCACGGTGGGATACATGATCAGTAGGGGTCTCGCAAAGGCTGGAAGCCATGAGCCGTACGACGAATACGATGACTGACCGGACTACACGTAGCGGCACCACGACCCAGTCTGCACGACTAAGGAGA